CCGCTGACGGTTTCGAACATCACGACCTGCTGTGTGAGCACTGCATCCGCCTCGCTTCGCCCGCGTATGGCGACTTCCTGGCCAAGGATGCTTTCCGCACCGCTGCGGCCACCACCCGCGAGGCCGCGTACCGGCGAAGTCGGCTGTGTCAGTTCGTCACCGGCAATGACTCGCCGTTCATCAATCCCGATGTGTGGGAGTCGCTGAGCACCGCCGAGCCGATCCCTGACGGTGCTGATGTGGTCCTGGGCCTGGACGGCAGTTTCGGCGGTCAGGGCAGCGACTGCACTGCGCTGGTGGCCTGCACCATCGACAAGGCCCCGCATGCTGACCTGATCGGCTGCTGGCAGGCCGCCGACTCGCCGGAGGCCCGCATTGACGTGCTGGCCGTGGAGCAGGCTATCCGTGACGCGCACACGCGGTTTCATGTCCGCCAAGTAATCGCTGACCCTTTCAGGTGGCAGCGCAGCCTGCACATCCTGCAGGCCGAAGGGATGACCGTAGTGGAGTTCCCGTGGAGTCCCGCACGGGTCACCAAGGCCACCACGGACCTCTTCTCGGCGGCCATGAACGGGAACCTGACGCATAGCGGAAATCGTACTCTCGCAACGCATATCACGGCAAGCACTGTGATCGAATCACCGAGCGGTGGTCTGCGCGTTGGGAAAACGTCCAGAAGCAGGAAGGCCGCGAAGATCGACGCTTGCGCCGCGCTGGTGATGGCGCACTCGGGAGCAACGTATTTGGCGACCCGCAAGACCAAACCGAAAAGGACCGTGGCTTTCTGATGACCAACCCCTCTCTGTCCCCGCAGGAACCGGAGATCGACCCCCAGCGTCTCGTGGACGTGCTCCTGGCGTTGGATGCTGTGCAGTACGCTTTGCGCCACCTGCAGGTCCATTTCGACGGCGTCGCAGCTCTTGAGTTCTTGTCGCCGGAGGCGCGGGAAGCGTTGGAGGGCCGCTTCTCTGACATCTACGTGAACGTACCGAGGCTGGTGGTGTCCAGCATCGCCGAGCGGTTGACCGTTACCGGTTTCACGGGCGCGGATGCCGACCAGGCCGAAGAGATCTGGTACGACAACGACCTTGATGTGCAGGGCGACCTTGCTCACTCCGAGGCCCTGCTCTTTGGGCGGAGTTACGCCTGGGTTTGGGCCGGTCAGAACGGGCCTCGCATCTCGATCGAATCCGCACGCCAGACAGCCGCGCTAGGCGACCCCGGTACTCGTGCGATCACGTCGGCGGTGAAACGCTGGCATGTTTCGGCCGGGCTGGGCGTGGGCAGCACTCAGGCTGTGCTGCTGCTGCCTGATCGTATTGAGCACTGGGCTTCCACGCTGGGTGCAGAGATCGGCGGGTTCAGTCTGGTTGACGTGCAACCAAACCCGCTGGGCGAGGTTCCGGTCGCACAGTTCACCAACCAAGGCCGCCTGTTGAACGCCTGGGGATACAAGGGGATCGATGAGCTGAGCTATCCGTCGCGGCTACTCATGGGGTCGGGCGTCTACTCGGAAATCGATGACGTAATACCGCTGTCGAATGCGTTGAGCAAGGCTCTCTTTGATCTGATGTGCACCCTTGAGGCCACAGGTCGCCCGCGTCGGTTTGCCTCTGGAATCGAGCTGGTCGAGCGCCCTCGCCTGGACAAGCAGGGCAACCCTGTCCTGGATGCTGACGGCAACCCGATCATCGACACGGTGAATCCGCTGGCGGAAGAAGCTTCCCGCACCTGGATCAGCGAGAACGATGCCGCGAAGTTCGGGCAGCTCGACGCTGCCGACCTCAAAGGCTTCACAGACGCGGTGAACGTCATCGTGCAGCAGATCCTGGCGGTGACGGCACTCAGCCCGGCGTATCTCGGCGTCCTAACGAACCAGCCCCCATCGGCGGAAGCGTTGCGGGCGAGTGAGTCATCCCTCATTGCACGGGTGGAGCAGAAGCAGAAGCTGTTCGGCAAGGCTTGGGAGCGGACCATGAAGCTGGCCATTGCTGTTGAGACTGGCCGCGATCCGCGCACGGTGGACGCGAAGCCGGTGTGGCGTCCCGCCGACCAGTCCAGCGACGCACAGGCCGCTGACGCTGTAACAAAGCTGTATCAGGTTGGGCTGCTGCCCCGTTCGGCCGCCCTGAGGAAGCTGGGCTACTCAGATCTGGAGATCGACGCTATCCGGGCCGACACAAGCGACGACGTGGCCGCCGAGAAGAAGGGCGACCCGATGTCGGCCTACTTGAACCGACAGAACCCGCAGCTTTAGGAAGGAACCCCCATGGACGAGCACACCCCCGAATTGGCCCCTGAGAGCCCTGTAGACGAAACAGTGGACGCGGGGCCTCGTGATGGCATTACCGAAACGGCACAGGACGAATCAGAGCCGGAAACGTTTCCCCGCGAGTATGTTTCGCAACTGCGAGATGAGGCCAAGTCGTGGCGTCTCAAGGCTGCAAAAGCCGATGAGCTGCAGGCGCGGCTACATGCTGAACTGACCAAAGCCGATGGCCGCCTGGCGGATTGGCAAGACCTGCCGTTCAACACTGAGCATTTGGAAGATCCTGCCAAGCACGCCGAGGCCATCTCCCAGCTCCTGCGGGATAAGCCGCACTACGCGAATCGGAAGCCCGCACCGGGCAGCACGATTCACCAGGGGCCGGTGGGTACGCCTGTAGCGCCAAAGCCTGACCTGATCACAGGTATCCGTGCAGCGATGCAACGGTAAAATGTTGGCAGGCGGGATGATTCCCGCCGAACACCTCGCGGTAGATCCGCATTCCATCCGGTGACCCTGACGGGCCGGTCAACCACACTCTTCCAGAAAGTCAATCATGACTGACCAGCTAACCAGCAATGCAGTAGCGTTTATCCCCGAGATCGTCGTTCAGACGGTTCTCCAACCACTGACCGCGAAGTCGGTTGTCCTCAGCCAGAACCCGAGGATCTTCGACTCAAGTCAGCCCCTGCGTGTCCCGAGAATCGGCCAGGCCACCATCGGCTGGTATGCCGAGGGCGCAACCACCAACATCACCAACCTCGCTGTGGATGAGGTCGATCTCCTCCCAAGCACTTTGGAGTCGCTCCGCAGCCTGACCGTCGTGTCCAAGCAGTTGATCCGTAGTGCCGCCGTGGGTGTTTCAGAAACCCTGTCGGCCCGTATCTCCACCGACATTGCCCTGGCCATTGATGCCGCGTTCCTCACCGGCTCCGGCACCGCTGGGACCAATGTGATTGGCCTACTGAACCAAACCGGCATCCTGACTCAGACCTACACCGCTGCCGGTACTGGCGGCACCATCGCCTCCGGGTCGCTGCAGGACGTTGACACCTGGTTGACGGCTATCGGCACGTTCTCGGCGCAGCACCTGAACCTGGGTACGTCGTCGTTCGTCATCCACCCGAACGACCTGTACGCCGCTGGCGGCATCCTGCAGGCCAAGGACAGCCTGGGTCGGCCGCTGTTCCAGCCGTCGCCATCTGCTGGCGTACCCGGCAGCATCTTCGGCGTGCCCGTGGTTGCGACCACCCAGACCACCCAGGGCACTGTGCTGCTGGTGGACTGGTCACAGGTGCTGATCGTCCGCGACCTGGCCCCCAGCGTCGACGTGCTGACCGAGCTGTTCGCTCAGCAGTCCAGCATCGGCATCGCGGTTGAGTCCCGTTGGGACATCGGCCTGGCGCACCCGCAGGCTGTGCTTGCGCTGGTGGCGTAGCCGTGACCGCGCCGCAGCCGTCTGACCTGACGAACCTGCTGTACGGCGCGACGAGTGGGCAGACGGTTGACAGCGGCCAAGGGGTAGAGGCCCTGTCAATCGTCTCCCAGCTCGCCAACGCTTACACCAGGGGCGTCGGCTTTACCAATGGGGTGCCGAACGCTGACATTGCCGCCGTGATCAAAACCGCTGCGGCACGGCTAATCTCCAACCCCAGTCAGCTTGCCACCGACAACACGGTGGCCCAGGAGTCCACCAGCCTGCGTGGCGGGTGGACTGGTTGGTCGATCCCGGAGCTGTTCGCGCTCAACCGGTATCGCAAGCGGGCTGAGTAATGGCCGTCACAGCATTGGTCTACCGCCCGTCTGTGATTCGGACCGATGTCCACGGTGACCCGATCGACGCTGACGGGAAGGTGGTACGGGCAGAGTCGCCCGCCACGTACCTGGGCACCCTGCAGGTTGTGGTCGCTGACACGCAAAGTGAGGCGATACTCCCTCGCCTAACGGGCTCTGGTGGTGGCTCCGTCGATCGTGCCGAAGCCGCCGATGTCAGCACCACGATCGGCGCACGCCGTGACGCGGCCATCAAGTTACGGAACGGCGACCGGCTGATTGTCACCGATGACGAAGGTTACTCACTGGTGTGGGCGATTGTCGGCCCCAGGCGATTCGACTATGTGTCGTCGTTTGGATGGAATCACAAGTACTACTGGTCAAGCGCGATCGCCACTGACGGCTGAGCCGTCGCAAGAACATGCCCGCCCCGGCGATGGGCTCGCGGATGGGTGGGCAGTAGCAACGCCGCAAGGGGCTTTCCTTGGG